CACATGATGTTACGCACAATCGCTCTAAGTGATCAAGTTAGCTATCCATGGTTTGCACCAGCAGGTACAAGACGTGGCGGTATTACAAATGCAACAGCAGTTGGTTACATCGATGCACTAACTGGAGAATTCCAAGGAGTAGCTCTAAACGAAGGACAGCGTGATACACTTTATGATTTGAAAGTAAATCCGATTCCATTCTTTGTTGGTGTTGGACATGTTGCTTATGGGCAGAAAACCCGTGCAAGAAATGCCTCAGCACTAGACCGTATCAACGTAGCACGTTTAGTAGTGTACCTACGTAGTCAGTTGAATAAACTAGCTCGTCCTTACATCTTTGAACCCAACGATAAGATCACCCGTGATGAAATCAAAGGAGCTGTTGAAAGTCTATTGTTAGAATTGGTAGGCTTGAGAGCACTCTACGACTTTGCTGTGGTCTGCGACGAATCAAATAATACAGATTCGAGAATTGATCGCAACGAGTTGTATGTTGATATCGCGATTGAACCAACCAAAGCAGTTGAATTTATCTACATTCCATTGCGTATCAAGAACACAGGAGAGATTTAAACATGGCACTAACATCCTTAAATAGAATTTCGGTTCCAACCAGCAACGGCACCAGCGGCACATCGCTGCTGATGCCCAAGCTGAAGTATAGATTCCGTGTACTTCTCTTAGGTTTCGGAGTTGAGGGAAGCACAGAACTTACTAAACAGGTTGCTGATGTTTCTAAACCAACAGTTACTTTTGAAGAAATGGCTATCGATATCTATAACTCAAAAGTAAAATTAGCCGGTAAGCCAAGCTGGGGCGATTTAACCCTAAACTTGAGAGACGATGCTAACGGTCAAGTACAGAAACTAGTCGGACAGCAGATCCAGAAACAGTTTGACTTCATGGAGCAGGCATCTGCACGTTCGGGTATCGACTATAAATTCCAATTAAATCTAGAAGTGTTAGATGGCGGTAACGGTGCCCTAGAACCAAACATCCTAGAAAAATGGGAACTATATGGTTGCTTTGTTTCTGAAGCCAACTACGGCGATGCTAACTATGCTACCAACGAACCAATGACTATTGCCCTTACTATCAAGTATGATAATGCCGTCCAGTTTGCTGGAGCGAGCGGTACTGGCCCAGAAAGAGGTATAGGTTCTCTAGTAGGAAGAACCATAGGCGAAACAGTAACAGGAAGAAGCAGCGCAGCCTAACAGTAATGTTGATTAAAAAAACCCGGATAATCCGGGTTTTTTTATGACATAAATATTAGTATGGCCAATAAATTTACTAGATTTTTAACAGGTGTAGGCGATGGACTTCTTCGACCCAAAGGCGGCTTAGCCGACTGGAGACATGCCTCGAGATTGTTTTTGAGCGACAGTTACAGACTAGCGCCACGGACTAAATTTTTATTTTATGTTAGATTTGAAATTGACAAAACAGTTTTAACATCCCCGACATTCAGTAACAGACACGTAGATGAAATTGGCTACCTAATTAAAAGCACTGACCTTCCTAAATTTAGATTTGAAACAGTAACTAAAAATCAATACAATCGTAAGAAAATCTTTTATAAGAATCTTACATATGAAAGCATAAACATGAGCTTCCATGATGACAGTGCAGGAGTAATGAATGCGCTATGGGCCTTGTATATGGGAACTTATCATCAGGACCGACACAATCCTGGACAGGCGTTTAATAATACTAAATTGAGGGCTACCGGCACAGTTATGGATAGCTTTAGATATGGTCTCGACAAGCAGGGACGAAGTGTTGATTTCTTTAAATCTATTAGCATTTATACTATGAGCCGAAGACGATTCCTAGGATACACATTGATCAATCCTAAAATTACATCTTGGGGTCACGGAGATATGAGTTACAGTGGTACGGACTTTAACGATAATTCAATGACTATTGAATACGAATCCGTAGCATATTCTTCCGGAAACGTAGCAAGAAACAGCCCCAAAGGTTTTGCAAACTTATACTACGACAATGTTCCTAGCCCATTGAGCGTAGCGGGCGGCGGAGTCGCTAATGTATTTGGTGATGGCGGAGTACTAGATGGTCTGGAATCTGTGTTTGGTGATGTTGCCGGCGGATCAGCATTTGGATCTATCGGCGGATTTTTAGGTACTGCGATTAAAGCAGTGAATACTGCCAAGAACATAAATCAATTATCCAAAGAAGGATTTAAACAAGAGGTTGTAAACATTCTCAGTAGTCCTGCTACGATAAGAGGTGCCGTAAACACTGTAGGTGGTATTGTAGGGGCAGCCTTTCCTAAAAACAGCGGAGAAGTTTCAACTACTACTGCTGTGCAAAAGAATCTAGTAGGAGGTAACAACTAATGGCCATTAGTCTTCCTCAACCGATCGTACAGGACTCGGCTGCATCTACCAAATTATTTTTTGACAAGTATGGGCAACAGGCTCTAGAATTTACTGCTAACGAAGTCACAGCTTCTCTAGCATTTTTTCAAAGCCGAGGCTTCGACGACGATGCAGCAACACTTACTGCCCAGGTAATTTTGAAGCAGGCTAAACTAGATGCCGTTCCAGTTTTCAAGATCCTCGACACTCTGAAAACATTCAACGGTGTACAGATTTCAGCACTGGTCGCTGAGATCCTAAACAACAATAGAAATTCTACCAGTACACTAGGATATAAAGTGGTCAGTGTAGAAAAGCAAAATCAAACTAGAAATATCTATGCCTAAGTTTGCACAGGGCCGGTTTGACATGAAGAATCCTGCTCGGTATGTGGGCAAGCGAACTCCGCTAGCTCGTAGTAGTTGGGAATTTGTTTTCATGCGTATGCTAGACGAACATCCTGGGGTAGAAAACTGGGCTTCAGAAAGTATCCAAATTCCCTACAGAGATCCGCTTACAGGAAAATATACTATATATGTGCCAGATTTTTTTATCGTTTACAAAGATAAGAACGGTCGTAAACATGCCGAAGTAGTTGAAGTAAAACCCAGCAATCATACCCTGTTAGAAAAAGTAGGTAAGAGTCGATATAATCAAGAGCAATATATTAGAAACATGGCCAAATGGGAAGCTGCTAATGCTTGGTGTAAACAACAGCAGATAAGATTTCGAGTAGTCAACGAGGACGAGATTTTCCATCAGGGCGGAAAACGTAGATAAGTACACTATGACCAAAAAACTAGAAGAACTGTTTAATCTAGAATCAGAAGAAACTCCACCAGTCAAAGAAGTGGTCAAAGATCACACCGAAGTAAAAAGTCTAGACGACAGCTATACCGCAGTGGCCAGTATAACCAAAGATCTACCGCAGATACAGGAACTAGACAGTCTCAACGACGGCGAATTAGATGATCTAGCTAAAAAAGCCGAAGAAGCCTATGATGATCTTATGGATCTAGGAATGAATGTAGAAGTACGGTATGCTGGGCGTATTTTTGAAGTAGCAGGGACTATGATGAAAAATGCCATAGATGCTAAATCTGCAAAAATTGAAAAAAAGCTCAAGGCTATAGATCTACAATTAAAAAAATACAAAATAGACAAAGACAGCCATACTGACGATGATATCGTTCAGGGTCAAGGATTCGTAATCAGCGATCGCAATGAGCTGTTGAAAAAATTAGGTAAAAAGGACTAAATACTGCTATGAAAACCTTTAAAGAATATCTTTCAGAAAGCAAGAAGGTCTATAATTTTAAGATCAAGGTAGCAGGTGATCTACCAGAAAGCTTTCAAGAAAATCTCAAAATATCGTTAGATCGCTGCAAAGTAGCCGCATTTAGCAAAGTCACTACAACACCGATACAAGCACTGCCATTGGATTTTCCAGGTCAAAAGAACTGTGAAGTTCATGTGTTTGAAGTGATCTGTGAATATCCTATCACTGCCCCTGAAATTGCCATAGATGTTAAAACTCTTGGTGTTGGCGAAGAGCGTTTTAGAGTAAGAGGCGCAGGTGAGCCGACAGAAGCAGATCAAGTATTAAATAATGAATTCATATCTAAAGATAGTCTGCTTACTGACAATCAGTACAAAGAAGCTCCAGCAGTAAAGGTAAAAGATTATTTCGGAGATGATTTCAATAAAGGATTTTTAAAAGATCTAGAAAAATCATCTAAGCAACGTAAAAAAGATCAAGGTCAGGCAGAGTTTAAACTGCCCAAGGTAAAATCAGATAAATCTGGCGCAAAAAGTGCCATGGGGAGTTAAACAATGGATTTTCATCAACTATTAGCAAAAATGCAGGAAATTGATCGTGCGCCTCAGGCAATCGATCAACCGACTACCGAAGAAGGCTGTGGTATGCCACCGCCAATGTCTATGCCTGAGAAATCAGACGAGCCAGCACCTAGCATGAGCGTGAATTTAAATGCTCAAGGTCTAGATAATATCTCAGATATGATAAAACTTTTCCAGAAAGTCAATCCAGACATGATGCCGAAAGATCCATCACCGATGCCTAGCCTTGGCGCTGAGCCTAGCATTATGAGTATTAAACCAAGTCTTCCACCATTAAAAATGTTACCCGACTTAGATGCAGACAATGATGAGATGCCTGGCGGAGAGATGGATATCGAAATCGGAAAATCTGATATAATGAATAAACCAGATGACAGCGACGACGGTGTTAGCAAAGCGCAGGGAGACTTAGATCATGACGGCGATCACGACATGGATGATCACGATGCTGAAAAGAAAGATAAAGACGAAGCATTTGCTAATTCTCCAATCGGCGGTTCAGAACCAGAATATGCAGGAATAGACGCTGCCATTCCAGACGGCAATGATCTAAACAAGCCCAAGAAAAGTTTCAGCGGCAAGCCATATCGCGGTGACAATCCCATGGCAGCCAATGCCTACGAAAGCACAGACCTACGTAGTCAAATTCGTGCAGAACTACAGCGTAGATTAAACGAAGCGAAAAAGAATTGAAATAAAAAGAAAATGCGTGGTCCACGCTAATCAAATAGGCTCTTCGGAGCCTATTTTTTTCAGTAAATACAGATATGGGAAAATCATTAGACGGTGTACTAATCAAGAAGGCGCACAAGCCCGAACGATACACCCTTGAACAAATCAAACACCTAGAAGCCTGCATGGACCCAGTCACAGGTCCGTTGTACTTTATGCGAAACTTTTTAAAGATACAACATCCAGTAAGAGGTGCTATTGATTTTGAGCCTTATGAATATCAGGTTCGATTGATTGAAGCATATCATGGCCACAAAGATGTTATCGCTATGTTGCCTAGGCAGATGGGTAAAACTACCTGTGCCTGCGGATATCTATTATGGTTCACGCAGTTTGTTCCCGAAGCACAAGTTCTAATCGCTGCTCACAAATATGAAGGTGCGCAGGATATCATGAATCGTTATAGGTACGGTTATGAAAACTTGCCGGATTTTATACGTGCCGGAGTACACAGCTACAATAGAAATACCATAGAGTTCGATAACGGCAGTCGTATACAGGCAACTACTACTACAGAAAATACAGGCCGTGGTAAATCTCTTTCATTGATATACTGCGACGAGTTCGCATTTGTACAGCCACCAGAAAAGGCCAAAGAGTTCTGGACTGCATTGTCACCGACCTTGTCAACAGGCGGACGTGCAATCATTACATCAACACCCAATTCAGACGAAGATCAGTTTGCAATGATATGGACCGAAGCAAACAAAAAATTCGATGAACACGGTAACGAACAACAATTAGGAGTCAACGGATTTTTCCCTTATTTTGCTCATTGGAATGAGCATCCTGATCGAGATGAAGAATGGGCCAAAGTTGAACGTGCTAAGATTGGAGAAGAAAGATTCCGGAGAGAATTCGACTGCGAATTTTTAATCTTTGACGAAACACTAATCAACGCAGTAAGACTGGCAGAAATGAAAGGTGAAGATCCTATAATGACTATGGGGCAAACCCGCTGGTATAAAGATGTTGATTCTAGATGCACTTATTTGGTTAGCTTGGATCCTAGCATGGGCACCGGCGGAGATTATTCTGCGATCCAGGTCTTCGAAATGCCTAACATGGTACAGGTAGCAGAATGGCGACATAATCTCACTCCTATACAGTCGCAGATTAAAACGCTAAAAGAAATATGCCGATATATCAACGATAGAGGAATTGAAAAGGGAGGAATCCCCCAAATCTATTATTCTGTAGAAAACAATACTGTAGGTGAAAGTGCCCTAATCGTTATAAACAATGTCGGAGAAGAAAATATTCCCGGAATGTTTCTTTCTGAGCCTATACGCAAAGGACATGTACGTAGATTCCGCAAAGGATTTAATACCACCCACAAGTCCAAGATCTCTGCTTGTAGCCAGCTCAAGCATATGTTAGAAACACAGAAAATGAAGATCTCGTCAAAACCTCTGATATCAGAATTAAAGACGTTTGTAGCACACGGAATCGGGTTCGGTGCTAAAAGTGGTGAACACGACGATCTAGTCAGTTCTATGCTATTGATTGTACGAATGGCTGCTATATTAGCGGACTGGGATCCTAAAATCTACGAAAAAATGACAGATAAACTCACCGAAGATCAAATGCCCATGCCAATATTCGTCTCTAGCGGTTTCTGATAAATACACTTATGAATGCAACAAACAATATCGCTACGGATTTATTTTACAAAATCAGGAGCCGCTTCAAAGGCCTTAAATTAGGTGACGATGCAGGGCAGATTACTATCAATCCCGAACAGGCTAGATTCTTTGATTTTGACTACATGGAAGGCGAACAGGCCATTGGGCATGTTAGCATAAGCCTAGCTGAAGAAAACTCTATGAAAGTCTACTTCAGCACAGGTATCACAGAATCCATGGACGGTAATCAAAAAACTCATTGGTACGGATTTTTAAAAGAACTTCGTCAATTTGCCAAAAGAAGATTGATGAGTTTCGATACCAGAGATATAACCAAAGACAATCTCGATCAACGTGATTTTGCATTTCTAGCACAACACAATAAACCTAAAGAACAACCAAATACCGTAGTTAAAGCGGTCGGAGAACAGATTATGAGTGAAAGCCAACTATACGGCACTAAGACAGTAAGCTATCAAAAATTGATGGACACACGTCTTATAATCAAACACAACCAAGCAGTCATGGACGACATGCAACCAGGTGCAAGAACCAGAAACATTTCTGCACTGTTTGTAGAGAACCAAGATGGCGAAAGATTCAAATATCCGTTCATCCATCTAGCAGGAGCTCGTGCTATGCAACGTCATGTCGCTAACGGTGGACTGCCCTACGACGATCTAGGCAAAAGTATTATCAATATGAGCGAAGAAATCGCACAGTTAAAAAGTTTTTCAAACTATGTTGTTCGAAATGATCTAATGAATTCAGACACTAATAATATTGTAGAACGTAGTCAATCACAGTTGAATTCTCTAAGAGAAATGATACAGAAACTTGGCAAGCAGAGTCACTATGAGGCATATAAAGAAAGTTTCCAGGCTAGAGAACAACTAGAAGTTCCAGAAGAAGTCGTAGAAGATTTCAAAGAAAAATTTACTGTAAGAAATTTCAAAGAAGATATTAAATCAGTATTTCCTGTACTCTATCGATTGATGCAGGAAGAAAACACCATAGGCTATGACGACATAGTCGCTATGACAGCAGAAGAAGAAATCGCTAACGAAGACATCGACATCATCGAATACGAAGATGATTTTGATAGATTTGAATCATGGATCATGACATTAGGTGAAGAATCAGCGATCACTAGTCAAGACCCTGATGAGCAACAAGCAGCCGTACAAAAACTACAGGAACTAGTAGGACAACACTTTCCCGCAGGCGTAGATGGCAGTAATGCCATAGAAAGTCTCAAAGGCCTAATCGAAGATCCAGAACTCTACAAGAGAATCAAAGAACAGGCCAAAGAAGACACAGACTCGTGTGTAAGACCTTTAGTGAAAGCATGGTTAGAGTTAAATGCTCCAGAAACCCTAGAACAATTAGACTTTGGTGATATGGTTGATGAGCCAGAGGCAGCCCCTGCGGCCGAAGTTCCAGCAGATACTGCTGCGATGCCAGCCACTGAACCACAGATGGCCAGTGACAATCCTGCCGAACGAAATGAAAAAGACGACGAAGAAGATCTTCCGTTTGAACCAGATAGCGAACCATCGTCCGACAAAGACGAATTCGGAAATACTATCAAGAACAAGGCAAGACATCTGGCTCGCAAAGGTATGAGACAGGCCATGGATGTTAAAGAACTAGCAGAATTTATTCACAGTTTCTACGACAAAGATTCAGGCACATTCCCTAAAGGCCCAGAAGGCGTTTGCACAATGGTAGGCAAGAAGTTTGGTGAAGAAGCAGAAACTGTAGCTCGTAAATTTGTAGAAAGAATGGCTCCACAACAAACCACTGAACAAAACCCAGAATTGGCAGAATTGGCAAGAATTAAAGAATTGTCAGGCATGTAAAGATTGTTCGTAGCAGCGAGATTGGGCACTTCGGTGCCCTTTCTTTTGGGCAATTATTTTAATCAAGATGTCAACGAACTTTTGAGCAAAAACGTTATATATATACGCAGACATTGTCTGCGACACTTAAAAGGAGATTTCATATGAAATCATTAGTAACTCTAGTAGCATCATTGTTCGCAGTATCAGCTTTTGCTCAAGCACCAGCAGCACCCGCTAAAAAGGAAGAAGTCAAGCCAGCAGTAGTTAAACCTGCTCCAGCTCCAGCAGTGGTTAAACCAGCTGACAAGAAAGCTGAGCCTGTCAAAAGCGACGCTAAGAAAGACGCAAAAGCCGAGCCTGCTAAGAAGTAAACCTACTAGAACTGTTCTCCTATCTTTAGAAGATAGCAATTTTGAAATTGAAATTGAAGACAGTATACACGTAGGTTATCGTAGACCGGAACTAGTCAAAGTTGATGTTGACATCGATAATGAAAAAATTTCGGAATACATAAAATTTAGATTGTGGTTAGCTAGGCAATTGGCTTTAGCAAAATACGAAGAGAAGTGGGGTTAAACCCACTTTTCTTTTGGTAAAAAAACTTTAGAAATATCTTGCTTTTACTAAATAAAAAGCGCATAATAATATATGTGCATTAGGCATAAAAGCATTTTAAGGCATAACATAGGAGGCATATTAAAATGGCAACATTAGCAGAAATTCGTGCGAAACTTCAAGAAGCACAATCAAAGTCCACAGGACAATCCACCGGCGGTGGAGACAACGCAATTTACCCACATTGGAACATGCA